TTTTTGGCATCTTCTTTGACTCCTTTATCGTCTCTTTTAGCTAGTTTTGATTTGTGTACTTTATCCATTGCATCTGTTGCTATCTCCCATCTGTCAGTTCTTATGTTATGAGCTGGATCCACTCCTTTGCTCCTTTCTGTGTATAGTAATGGGCTCCCGTCTTTTATAGGTTCTTTATTTTCAATCAATCTTCTTACTTTTTTTTCAATTGATTCTCCTTCTACGGGTTTTTCACCTTTTATAAGGGTTTTGTGCATTATTGGTGTTTTATACATAGTTTTAGATATTAGAGGTTTGGTATAACTTTTGCGCTCATTTTTCTCCTTGCTTCAATGTTTGCACTTATCTGAACCCAGAAGTTCATGCTTTCAAGTGATGTATCAGCAAATATGTTATTAAATTTTGTAGGGTCTATATAAGTCGTTCCATCTAGTATTTGACCGTCTGATTCTTTTGCATATCTTCTGTTTAGCGTCATAAACATACTATTGTTTTCTTCAGCGAATGATCCATAGACTTTATTTACTGATGTCATGTAATTGATCCAGGCAGGTTGCTTTCCTAGGCTGTGTTGTGTCAATTCTCCTGTATTTGCATCTATTGCTGTGTCAGTCCATAACATTTGCTCTACTATTAAGTCTTGGAACCCTATTGCATCGAGTGCTGGTTTATGGAAGTCGTCATAGGTTTTTAAATTTACAGTAAAGTCGTTGCCTTGTGAAAATTCTATTCTGGGAGTTAGTGAGACTATCCCCATTATAATAGCTGGTTCGTTCACGGTTATATTTATTAGTCCTCCTTTATGTTTGTTTGTTAGTCTTCCTCTACCTGCTAGTGTTCCGAGTGGAGAGTCTGTTGTTGCTGCATTACTAATTACTTCTTGAAATGCAAGTTCTTTTATTAAGCTTCCGTGGTATATTGGATTTTCTACGCTTCTTACTCTTTCATGTGTGTATACTGCTTGTAACCAGTCATCGTAAGTACCCCCACTTATTGCTATTCTGTTTAACATAACGTATACTTTTTGTGCTATGTTTAATGCATCAATTGTAAATTCTCCACCGCTAGTATCTATAGCTGTTAATTCGCTTATTCCTCCAGCTCCGTCTATCCAGTCAGTATTAATCCAGTTATTGAACAAGTCACTCTGATACGTTTTTAATGCAAGTCCGTTTTGACTAAATGTTGAACCGTATTTTAATTTATCGAGAGCGCCATATGATTGCATAAATACAGAATAAGGAAGATCTGAATCTTTGTCAATTATATATGCACTTGAGCTGGCAGCTTTCAATATATTTTCCCTCATATCGTCTATATTAGATAATGGGAAATCTACTAGTTCAAAAATATATCTTGCTTCTGTGTAAGGTATTTCTGTATCTGTTGCAACTATATTGCATGTTTTACCTTCCGAAGCGCTGTTAACAGTACCATATACAATTTTATTTGCATTTTGCCATGTTATGTTATCTAGTAAATCACTTAGGTCGCTTAGAGATGATGCAATCATGCAAGCTATTGTGTTAATATCTGTTGGTTTTATAGCATTTGCAGGATATTGTATTATAATGGTTTCACCTGTATGAACTGCTCTTGCTCCTCCACTATCGTATATATTATATTCTCCGGTGTCATTTATTAATTTTGCACCTAGAGGCGTCATTGCTGCAGTAACTGACGCTGAATCACTACCAACTACATAAGCATTTGTTTCTTGTTTGTTACTGTAATAGTTTTTAAATATATCCCAGTAAGCTAGTATTGGTATTGCGTTAAAATATCTTATTGCTGGGTTTCCTATTCCAGTTATTCTTCCTAGTCCTGATATACCTAGATATTTGAGCAGGGAACTTGGATTTACGTGTTCGTTATCTTCAAATGTTTGATCGTAAGCTGCATGATTATTAGCTAGTAATTTTATTTGTGGTAAAAATATTTTGCTCATATCCATTCCTATTCCTAGCTTGTTCATGTGAAGTGCTGCGTTGTATAGTCTCATAGGCACCTCGAATACGTCTAGTTGTACTTTGTAGCTTCCGAATAATGGACCTATTGTTGGAAGTGTCATTACTTCGGTGTTTAGTTCTATTTTGAAGTTGTCTCCCGGCAGTGCTAATATGTTCATGAATGGCACTAGTGTGCCTGCGCTCATTGTACTTCTCCATAAGTAGCTTAGATCGTGTGTTGATCTTTCATAGTTTCTGTATGATATTTCTTGTTTGTTGCCGCTTCCCAGTCGGTCGCCTCCTAATGTTGTTTCCATAGTTAATTATCTTTAGTTATTTTTATTTCTTTATCCATTGTTTTAAGTGTGTCTATTATTAACATGACGATTTGTATTAGTCGGTTCCATGTTATTTTTTTTAGTTCTGATCTACATTCTTCTTCTGTTTTGTAATCTTCTGTTATTTTATATTTTCCCATTACTCCGAATGATACATTTTTTTCGGTGTCTGTTATAATGGTGAATGGCGTTTCGTCTACTTGTGTTCTTTTTACAAGTTCTTTTGATTTTGGATTGTCTTTTACTATTTCCATGACTTTCATTTTTTAGTTCTGTTAAGTAGTTCACTAAGGAAATTTAATACTTTCAGCACTAGTGCTGTTCCTGACCAGTTGTTTACAGTTGGAATTACTCTTGCAATTACTTCCCATACTCCTACGAGTATAGCTAATATTAATGCAAGGTTTTCTACTAAGGTGTTTCCGATTGGTTGTGTTTCCATTTTTTTGATTGTTTTTAGTTAGTAATTATTTGATTGTTTGTTTAATGTTTGATGATACTTCGTCGCATTTATTTATGAGTTGTTCTAGATACATTGTCCAGAATACTTCTTCGAATGTTCCTTTTGGAACATCTTCATTAATATGTTTAAGCTTTATCTTAAAACTGTTTATATTATTTATTGCAGTTTGTTTAGCTTGCTTCTGGCTGTTGTAATATTGTCTCATAGCTTTAATATTTGGTTTATCAAATGTATATAAATATTTTTGATATTTGCAAGTATTATGTTATTTATTTGATGTTTTGCGTAGCTTTTATCCCTAATTAACGAAGTTCCTCGCGGGTGCTTCTTCCCGCATGTAAGCCCTTAATTCTTCTGAGCGGGCGCGGAAACATGCGGGTTTTATTTTACTTCTTTCAATTCTTTTATATAGTAGTAATATTGTCCGTTATTGTTTATAGCTTCTATTAGCTTTTTGCCGTTTGTATCTCCTGTTTTTAGTTCTGCTTGTATCATGGCTTCATAGTCATGAGTACCGATTACGATTATTATTTTAAATTGTTTCATTGTTTTGGTTTTTAAGTTTATTTATCCGTTCAAATCTTTTTAAGTTTCTTACTTGTTGTTCATATTTTTTTATATCCTGGTTTATTTCATCATCGCCGTATCCTAGTTCTTTATTTTTTAGTTGTTGATGTTTTAGACATTTGTAATATTCTTCATCTCCTTTGCTTACGTCTATTTTTATTCCGTTTACGTATCTTGTGTTTTTATCTAGTAGGTTTATCCATAGTCTTTCTTTTTCTTCATCTGTATATATTTTGTTTCTGTAATATATTGGTAGAGGTAATTTTATTCCGTTTCTTGTCTTATAAAGTTCATCTGTTTTTTTGTCGTTGAATTTATTCAGTTTACTGTCGTATCTGTTTATATAATTTCGTCCTATTCCTGGACTGCTTAATATTACTGGAGTGTAATATTTATGTTTCTGATCTGTTTTGTTGACGTATTTTATTATATAGTTTATTGTCTTTTCGTTTACATAGTCACCGATCCATACGTTTCCATATCCCCATATCTGTTCTATTGTTTTTTTGGATTCCTTTGTAAAGATTAGTCCATGTATATGTATTCTTTCGGTGTTTGTTTGTCCTAATTCTGTTATTAGCCAATGTTTTGCGCTTTTTTTGTATTTCTTTCTCCACCTCTCCAAAAAGCGTCTTATTGCTAGCTTGCATATTTGATTATCTAGGTTATAGTCTTCGTATGTACTATCTATTTGTTTTTCTAGTTCTGTTATTGCTTCATCTGTGAAGCTCATTGTTACGAATTGTGCCGTTTTGTCTGTTCTTATTTCTTCGTGTAGTCTTATTTGCCATTGTCTGCTCTTTTGTTTTCTGCATTCCATGCATTTACCACATCCCACGGGCACATATTTTACCCGTGGGTCTTTAATCTGTGGCACGTTTCCGGAGTTCTTTTTTGTAGGTGTATATTTTCTGTTTATTATGAATTTTGGATATAAGCACATTCTTCGAATAGTTTTAGTTGTGCTGTTGGTTTTTCTATTTTTATGCAGCCTGTATTTTGTACTATTTCACCGGAACGGTGATATATTACTCTCCATTGTTTAAATCCTTTATGGTCTGATTCTTTATATGTATGCTTTTCGATTCCACATACTTTACATTTTATACCGTCCCATGTATGTCGTATCATATTTTTCTCATTGCTGCTATTATTAATTGCACTATTGCATTTACTGTTGTGTTATTTGCTCCTAGTGATCTTAATTTTTCTGTGATGTCTGCTTCTGCTGCTTGTATTCTTTCTTCTGCTTCCTTTATACCTTTTTCTGCAAGTATTGTTTTATATGATGCTCCTTGTTTTAGTGCATCTGTTTTGATTTCGTATCCTTCACCTTTACCTGGATTTATTCCGCCTTGTCCGCCTTCTATATGATATTTTATCATTGTATCTATTTCAGTAATCATTTTTTCGCTTTGTGTTATTGCGTTGTCTGCTCTGATAATGGCTTTTGCTTCCTCTTTTGTTTCTCTTGCTATTTCGTTGCGGATACCCTGACCTTCTGTGTTAGCTTGTTTATTTGCTGTATCTGCATTTATATTTGCTTTTTGTGCCTCAAGTATTTCTAGTTGTCCTTTTAGTAACATAGATTGGCTTAGGTCTACCCATCTTGGCTCTCTTCTCATCTGTGAACTGGCGCTTGCTGCGTTTCCACCTCCTTGGCTTCCAGTTGTTCCCGGTGTTCCTCCTTTTGCGTATACTAGTCCGGGATTTAGTCCTGCCTCTTTAAGCATTGCTACTTGTGCAGGGTAACCGGTTTTATTCCATGTGTCTAGTTGAAGTGCTTGTCCTTGTCTGTTTAGTTCCTGTTGGTTTCTGAATTGAATATCCATCAGGTCTTTATTTCTTTCGTAATTTTTGTGTTCTGCTCTATAGCTGTCAATCATGCTAAAGCCCCAGTTAGCCATATTGCTACCGCTGTCTATCATACTCATTCCTGTTGCTGCATCCATTTTATTTAGTTTTTAGTTGGTATAGTTCTTTTTTAATTATGTCTATTATTATTAGGAAATTAAGTACTTTAAGTATTAAAGCTGTTTTTGACCAATTTCTGTAGGTGTTATCCTGTTTTTGGCGCCAATCTACCGTATTTTTCAATCGGGTTATTAGTTCTTCTAAATAATCTTTATGTGTCATTTTTCGCGTCTTTTTTGTAAAAAGCGTGTGCCCTTATCTTGGTATATAAGAACACACGCGTACCAATCTATTTGGATTCTACTTTGCCGGGTGTTGACTCGGTTGTGCCGTCATTCTTTTTTCCGTCTTTCATTTCAATTATTTTGGCATCTTCTTTGTCTCC